GGGGGACGGCGGGGCTTAACGCCCCGCGTCCCCCGAACCCCCTCAAGCCTTGCCCGTTATGATTGGCAGCCGTGGCCGCATCATCATTCTACGGGCGCGGGAGGCTCAGTATCCGCAACCGGGGGAACATCGGTTGGAGAAGAGGGAGTAGGTTTGGGTACCATAAGACCCATTTCGACGCACTCCTCATAGTTGTTTTCATCCATGACGAAGTTTAGGAAGTTGTGGGGATTGTTTTCGAAGCGTTTACGCAAGGAAGAAGGCAGCGTAGAGAAAGCGTGATTCGCTTCGTTGATTTTCTGCATAGCAGAGAGATAGTCGGGTGCGTCAGCCAGGTCGGCGTAATCGCCTTGATAGGTATTGACGTGTTCCAAGAGACCGGTTTTTTGATACTTGGCCATTATAAAGTTAATATCGCACTCCTTTTTGAAGTGCTGTTGCGTCCGTGAGTTGGAAGATATCACTGTGGGGACGCGTTTTGGGGGATCATAGGGTTTTCTGAATTTCATTTTATTTTACTCCTTTTAGTAATATGCCTTTGAGCATATTGCCAGCGGGGGCGATTTGTTTGATAACCTCGCCAGTTTTGAATAAGTTTGGATTTCTTAGATAGAAATCAGCGATTTTTTTCTGTAGTTCATAGATTGATTTATTAGCGCTTTCAGCAGAAGCAGCAGAATTAGCAGACGCTTGCGCTTGTTGACGCAAGATTGGATAGAGCAGCTGGTTGTGTTCAGCTTCTTGTATCTTGAGAGCATCCATTGAATTGGCGAGCTCTGCTTCACGATCAGTTTTATAGCGTTGATTTTTCAACAGATCGAATTGTTCTTTTGCTGTTGCGATGTCATAACCAGCTTTTGCTCCAGTAGCAGCGCCAGATAGAGGGTTGTTGAAGTTGGCAGAGACACCAGCTGGAGACCCTGTTCCGATTCCTTTATAAGCGAAGATCGGATTAAGGCCAGCTTTACGCATGTCGGCCATTGTCCATTGATAGCGATGTTTATATGATCTTTCGCTAAATTTCATGGCGTCTTGTGCGCTTGCATAATTTAGTGCCGAACCGGCTAAAGAGCCAGCTGCACCTATAGCAGCACCACCAAGAGCGCCTACACCAGCAGATATATCCATAAGTCCTCCTATCAGAAGTGATCGATCAAGCCCGGTACCGAGTAGACCGGCATCGGACGCGCACAGCGGAGATCGAAGTAGGAATCGAACAGGAATTCCGGCTCAGTATCGACGACGACAACGCGATCGATTGGTGGATTTTCCTGAATGAACGATTCGTTAAGAGTCGGCAGCGCAGAGTAATCTTGCGCGAGATGCCATGAATCGAGAGTAGCAGCATCATTGCTGCGGAATTTGCCGGTAATTTTAGACGGCTTATAGCGGTATTCGGCGTAGCGTTCCTGGTACCCGAATACTTTTTCATTGTCGGGAGTGCCAGTGGATCCAGTATCAGTCGTAGGATCCTGACAGTAGATTTCTTTGCTTAAAACGGCTTGCTCACCAATATGACTAAGAGAAGGCCAGTAGAAATCATACCGAGTAGAGCGAGAGAACATGCGATCCAGACCCTGTTGATAGGTAAGGTCAGCGCGAACACTGACAAGACCCAGAATGACGCAATGCTCTGTGAAGGATTTAGTAAATCCATGATTAGTTGCCGTTCCGACGCCAAAGGCCGCAAGGTTGCCTTGGGGCGAAGTGCCGTCTGTTGAAGAAGTTTGAGCAACAGGGTTAATGTTGATTTTAGATGATCCGCCGCCGAGAAACTCGGGGCGGGTAGCGCGGAGATCGGGAGAAGTTACACCGAAGTGACTTTTGACAATTTCGATTGCTCGAGTGCCGCCGCGTGCGTCACGTTCGAATAGTTTTTGCAGTTGGAATGCTTGACGAAGTTGATTAATAGTTGCGGCAGTTGCGGTGGAGAGATCGGCGTATATACCAGATTCCATACCAACTGGGACAACGCCTACAGCTTTATCAGCACCACCGGGAACAGTAGAACCGCTATTTCCGCCGACAACATCATCATAACTACCTTCGAAGCCTTCCATGACGCCAGAAGAAGAAAAGGAAAGACCGAATTCTTCGCCAACGAATGAATATAGACCAAGTGAAGTACCGTCACCATAGACAGGTGCAGAGGTGCCAAGTGGCAGGTCTACAGCGTCGCCTTTTTGTGGCCAAGGCAAGCAGGATGTAAAGTAGTCATGGCGTTTTCCCCGACGAAGTAGTGTGTAATCGGCAGGGTCGTCGGGCCCGTCATCTTTATCGACCACCGGAGAGTCGATAATGTTTTGATCTCTGAACCATTCCTGAAAGCATAAATTGTATGCACGATGCCAGAGGCTAGAGTGCTCATAATCAGGAATTTGAGTAGGTAATCCAAGATAATCATGTAACGAGCCGTTCGCATATCCAGTCGAGGCAGTAGCAGACATAGTTGGAACAACATAATCAGTTGAGTCTCCAGGGTTTACTTGTTCGCCTAAGAATTTTGGGAAGTTGTCCCAGATCAAGCGGATCGGAACGGAGAAAAAGAAAGTTTCCATGTGGACATTGTCCATGAACGGATGAAGTGGAGTTGCCATGCGAGTAAAGGCGGCCATTTTTAAGCGGAAGGTGTCGCCGGGGAGTGCCTCGTCGACAAAGACCGGTACGAGATAACCAGAGTCAAAAGTAGTTTTCAAGCCGCAGCTGCGGTTGAATTGTGAGCGTGGAATGTTCGCTTTTGGAATTTGCGCGAACATGTGTTGTTGTATAGATTTCATTTTTAGTCCTCCGTAGTGGTGCCGCCGATCGGCACAACGTTGTCGATATGTTCGTGGATGTTTGTTTGTGATTTGAACTCTACGAGATTGCCAAGAGAAGTTTTGTTGACGGTGATCGTCGCGTCGACTTGGTCGAATTCGCCAAGTTGGAAGAGAGTGTAATCTGATGAATGCATAGAGAAATTGTGTTTTGGGTCGTTCATGCAATCGACGATAGCGCGGATTGCTAGTCCTTTTGTATCAAGGAAGAAAGGTTGAAGGAATGCTTCAGCTTTTTCATCATAGACAGAGAAGATAATTTTTTTCATGGTGTTCCCCTTTCGAGTGAGCGTTTAAGTTTGGTAAATCTTGCCGTTTGGCATTTTTCGCGATCGCGGAGTCTCCTAGTAGAGTTATCGCGTTCATGTTTTTCAGCCTGTTTTTTTCGAGTCGCTTTTCTTTTGAGCAGCTCGAAGTGGTCAGAGTCTCCAAGAATTGAATCATAATATTTTGGGATTTTAACCTCCTTTCCGTTAATTACGCAAAAGTCGTTTTGAAGATCGGATTTAAAGAGATCATACCATCCTTTCCCAATGCCATTAGACATTGTCGTGTATTCAGGTTTTTTATATTGGTAGTAGTCCAGGTGGTCATCGCCATAGATTTTTTTCGTTACATATCGTGCAACATAAGCAGCAGATTCGAAAGTAACATCGCCAGTAAGAGCATGGCCCATAGGCCACAGATTCGACAGCGTTTCGGAAGTGTAGATTGGAATTCCCGAACGGTTCGAGTGAGTGACCTTATCAGGGAAATCATAGTTAAATATGCAGGCGTGAAAGTGAGGGCGTCCAAGAGTTTTAATAAATGTACAGCCCAGTTCTTCACAGTCATTACGGTTGCAGCCGCAGATAGCACATTGTTCACCGTATTCGCCGCAGTGGTAGTACCGGATTTTATTCGGTGTTCGTTTCCTCAACCGTTTAATGAATTTTTGGAAGTCCGTTACATCCAAGTTATTATCCTTGGGTAAGTGTTCATCATCATAAGTTAAGGTTACAAAGGCATTATCATCATAAAGAGATGCCTCATGAACACAGCGTATAGCCCATTGTCGTGATCGTTCTAAGCGGCAGCCGATACATTGTCCGCAGGGAAGTTCGATTTGTAAATCTTCGAAGCCCTGCTTTTTATCGAATACGATGGAACGCTTGCCTGATTCGTTTGCTTGCCGCGATCTCCAACCCCGTAAAGGATTGAAACAGGGCATTAGAGTCGTATGCCTCCTCGCATCGGATTCCAGTTGTTGGGTGATGCTGTTTTAACAGCATTTCTAGAGAAGTCTTTTTTAGATTTCTTGTAGTTAATTTTTTTACGTCGTCTCATTTTTTCCTCCGTTTTTAGTTTTTTGCAGTGAAGGTGTCACTGCGACCAGTTACATCAAGAGAGTTACTGGTCGGGGAAGTCGGGAATGTTGAATAATTCCCGAATTAGACGAAACCCGGGCAGGAGCGTATCGTCATATTTTGTCTCGCTTTGCTCGATAGTATTTTCGATGGAATCGATTAGAGAGTCAAGGAATCTTTGCAAGTCCTCGATGTTGAGAGACTTGATGAATTGATTGATAAGAGTTGTCATGATGTAGACAATCATTGATTTTTTCATTTTAACCCCCTTTAATTCCCCCGTTTCATCGGGGGGATACATATGTTTATTCATATGTTTATATGTTGTTGTTTGGTTCGTCGGGGGAC